TACTTGATGAGGTGTTCGACAGCTCGCTGGATAATACTGGCACTGAAGAATTTATGAAGCTCGTGAATACTTTGACTGACACTAATGTGTTTACAATTAGCCATAAGGGTGATATATTGATGGATAAATTTAGGGATGTAATCAAATTTGAGAAAGTTAAAAACTTTTCAAGAATCGTATAATGGAACCTTATCAATGGCAAGCAGGTCTTATTAAGAAACATGCTAATGTTAAATTTAAAATGCTCTTCACTGGCGAAAACCAAATAGGATATAAGGTAGTAGATGGAATTGAAGCTTCTTTCGTTTTAGAGAATGGAGTAATGCAATTTGAACATTATAATTTACAGGAGATAAATGATGGCTGAGAAGAAAATTAAAATTGTAGAAGGTAACATGTATGAGTATGAGATATTTGATAGAGTAGACCCATATTCAGATATTCTTAAAACTAAACTCCCACTTTTTGATTTCAGCAATCCTCCTATTGACCCTAGATATCTTGCTATTTCTTTAATTGAGACCATGGTGAAATATCGCGGAATGGGACTAGCAGCTAATCAAGTCGGACTTTCTCATCGTGTATTTGTTATGGGTGCTGAGAAGGTTGGATTTGCTTGTTTTAATCCAGAAATTTTAAGCGGTACTGGAATAGAAGTATATGAAGAAGGCTGCGTTTCATTTCCAGGATTGTTTATAAAAATTCCAAGACTGTCCAGTATTCAGGTTCGTTACACTGACATGAATGGCGTAACTAAAGAAGAACGATTTGATGGTTTAACAGCCAGAATTTTTCAACATGAGATGGATCATTTAGATGGCATCTTATACACTTCCAAGGTTAGTCAATTAATTGTAAATAGAGCAAAAGAAAAGGTTAAGAAAAATCTGAAGAAAATTGAAAAAGACAGAAAATTACATGCTGTTGCTTTGAATCAACAACTAAAAGAAGAAAAGGCAGCAAAGCAGGTAATTGTTGATGATTCTCCAAAAATACAAATTCAACAGAAACCAACGGTGTTTGAATATGGAACCTGATAAAATGTACATATACGAAAGCCCAGATAAGGGTAAGACGGTCTACCAGAGGGAGCATGGGAGCTCACAGAGGACTTTAATACCTGAGCAACTGGACTGGGTGCAAGAGCTAGAGAAAGCGAACACATAAGTCATTGATTTGGATTGAGTTATTTGGATTGCCTATTTCAGCCAGTTAGAGTAAAATGGTTGTAAGGTTAAGAGGTTTTCAAATGACTCAATTATTCGAATCTAAGTCCGTTCTGGCTAAGTGTCTCGCTGAAGAGAATATTCATGTCGAGCACCGAAAAGTACAAACTGCGTATTTTGATCTAAATTCCCGTTCTATTATTCTTCCGATTTGGAAAGAAATGGATGGTATTCTTTATGATCTTCTTATGGGTCATGAAGTCGGTCATGCTCTTTACACCCCGAAACAGGGCTGGCATGATGCCGTTATTGAGAATAAGGGACTCAAGTCTTATTTGAATGTGTGCGAGGATGCTCGCATTGAACGAAAAATTAAAGATCGTTATCCTGGTCTGCGACGTTCATTTTCACTCGCCTACAAAGAACTCCATAATCGTGACTTCTTTGGTCTTAATGGTCTTAACGTATCTACGATGCGTCTAATTGACCGTCTCAATATTTTCTTTAAACTTGGCGCACATGTTCGTGTACCATTTACTCCCGATGAAATGAAATTCGTTGATCGCCTTAATGTTGCTGAAACATGGGACGAGATTGAAGTTATTGCGCGTGAAATTTACGGCAAGGCACTTGAAGATAAGAAAAATGAACCCGAGCAGGATGACTCGGACGATCTATCTGATCCGATAGATATGGGTGATGATTACGAAGATGAAGATTATGATGACGGCGACGATTATGAGAATGGCGACGACTCAGAAGATTCTGATGATTCAACCGATTTTGAAAATTCAGATGACTCAGATGACTCAGATGACTCAGATAATGAGGAAGGTTCAGAAACTTCTGATGCTTCAACTGAAGAGAAAGAAAAGTCAACAGGTGATATTAATGAAACTCCTGAACATGAAAATGAACAGGATGTAAGTTCTATTACTGATAATGCTCAGCGCAAGAATGAAGAGAATCTGGTTGATAATTCAAATGGTCAGATTTACATATTAAATGTTCCTGAATATAATAAAAACTGTATTATTCCACACAATAAAGTTCATGATAAAATTCGCAGTCACATAAAACTGATGAGCGATCACTACAGTGCAGATTTCGTCGCTCAGAATCCTGAACGATATACTAATTTCATCAAGCGTTCTAATCCTGTAATTAATTACATGATCAAAGAATTTGAAATGCGCAAAAACGCAACTCAGTTATCCCGCGCAAAAAGTGCTAAGTCTGGTAAAATCAATCCTAAGAAACTAGCACGTTTCAGCTTAGACCGTGATATTTTTCAGCGCGTTATGTCTGTTCCGCAGGGTCAGAACCATGGTATGGTGTTATTCATTGATCTTTCTGGTTCAATGCAGGATATCTTAAGTCCGACGTTTGAACAGGCAATCTTACTTACTATGTTCTGTAAAAAAACTAATATTCCGTTTGAAGTTTATGGGTTCTCTGATCACCATAACGTCCAATCATTTGGCGCGCGCGAACCTTATTTTACCAAGAAGGTTAATGATCTTTCCGTGTTTAATCCTAGTTTTCATCTAAAACAGTATTTGAGTTCCTCAATGAGTTCTTCCGCTTATCGGGAAGCTGTTCAAAACATGCTTTATGTGGGTGCTGTTTATGCCTCACGCTATCATCGTGATTATGTTCCTCCGAGTGAACAACTCTATGGTACTCCGCTTGATGAATCTATTATTGCTTCTATCAATATTGTTTCCGAATTCAAAAAACTGTATAAATTAGATCTTGTTAATTCTATCTTTTTGACGGATGGTTGTGGCGGTGTCTCTTCGAATTATGTTACAGCCCAATTTGCATTGTGCGATAAATGGTTTCATCCTCATATTGATACTGTGTTCATTCAACATCCTGATAGTAAAGTGCGAGTTCGCATGGAAAAACGAACAAAGAACAAAAATGACGATGATATGTTTATGAGCTCTCGCGCTCTTATTGAAATCGCTCAGCGTGTAACTGGTGCGAAATATACTGGTTATCTTATTGCAAGTAAAACACAAATAGTGCATTCCGTTATGCCCTATGAGTTTAATTACATCAATTATGTCGTGACTAAAGAGCAGCGCAAATCAATGTTGAATAAATTGAACGATGATGGATTTATTTCTTCTAAGCACCATGGCTTTTCCGAATACTTTTTTGTACCAAATAACAATCTTAAAATTGAAGATCATAAACTCGAGGTCATCGATGGTGCCAAAAAAGGTCAAATCGCTCGTGCTTTTGCTAAGTCGTTGAATTCACGTGGGTTACAGCGTATGTTCTTAAATAAGTTCGTACAGAACATAGCTGCATAAGTTATTGATTTGATTATGTAAAACTAGATTGCTTTGTAATAGCAACTAGAGTATAATGGTTCTATTGAGTTGATAAATGAATGGAGATTAATTATGCCTCGCGTTTCGTATTCTGCTGAACAGCAGACTGAGTTTTTGAATGAAATTGGTGCCTTCTATAAGAAGGAAATTTTGACGGCGAATCAAATTCGTCAGTTTGTTGATTCTAACAAAAAGCCATTCCCGCATTTTCTGTTCCGTGACGATAATCGCAAGATTAAGCGTGGCGTGTATAATATTGGAATGGTTGCGAATGTCTCTCCGCTCCGACTTCCTCCGATGCGGAAAGTTCAGCAGATTAAAGAAAATGTAATTGTTGAAACCACACCGAATGAGGTTGTATCGATGAAACTGAAGTCAATGCAAGCAGATCTTTCTTGCACTGTCCCTGATCGTGATCCGACTTATGTTCCATTTGGTAACTATTCGGACATTGAGACTATTATTAAGTCTAAGATTTTCTTTCCTGTTTATGTAACTGGTCTTTCTGGTAACGGTAAGACGATGTCTATTATTCAGGCTTGTGCCAAATTGAAACGCGAGCTGGTTCGTATTAACGTCACTGAAGAGACAGATGAACTCGATCTGCTTGGTGGTACTGAGTTGGTTGATGGCAATACTGTAAATCGTGAGGGTGCTGTACTTCTTGCGATGCGTCGTGGTTCTGTACTTCTCATTGATGAGGGCGATCTCAATAATACTAAGATTCTCTGCTTGATGCCGATTCTTGAAGGCAAGCCATACTTGAATAAAAAAACTGGTGAGGTCATTCATCCTGCTGAGGGATTTAATGTATTCATTACTGGTAATACAAAGGGTAAAGGTTCAGAAGATGGTCGTTTCGTTGGGACTAAAGTGATGAACGAAGCATTCCTTGAGCGGTTCTCAATTACGATGGAGCAGGAATATCCGACTGCTGCTATTGAAAAGAAAATTCTTATTAAAAATATGGAACAGCTTGGCAACGTTGATGATGATTTCGCTACCAAGTTATGCACGTGGGCTGAAATTATCCGCAAGACTTTCTTTGATGGTGGCGGTGATGAGCTGATTACAACTCGTCGTCTTGTTCATATTGTTAAAACTCAGTCAATTTTCAATGATCGACTCAAGTCTATCAATCTTGCAACCAATCGGTTTGATGCTGAAGTGAAAACTGGATATTTGGACTTATACACGAAAATTGATCCTTCCGTAAATCCTCCGATGCCTGAGATTGCTCCAGTTGCTGATATTGTGATTCCTTCGCAGAACACGACTGTCAAGACATCAACTGATCCTAATACTGGAGATGTAACCATTGAATCTCATGGTTATCTAACTGTAATTGCTCAGTCTGATCTTTTGAGTTCTTCTCTTACTCAAGAAGAAATCGTACAGCGTGTTGTAAGTAATCATGATGTTCTTTTGACTAATCCTAGTGCCATTCAGGCTCATAATACTGTAAAGATTAGTCCTGCGACTGATGCTTTGCCGTATGGTTTCATTCCTGCAGGAGGACCATTGGTCGGTTCGGCTGGTGCGACTGGTGCGGTTGGATCCGAATTTAATCAAATTTTAATTTGACAATTTCATAGAATTCAACTATAATGGTTGGGTAGTGATGAGTAAGCCGCAACTCATCACTTTAAGTTTCGCGGTGTTTGTTTGAGGTTTGTAATATGTCTGCTATTGATTCAATGTTTAATTACCTATCGAATGGTAACCAGGTGACTTCACGTCAGGCTCGTACTCTTTTCAAGATCGAGAATGTCGCTGATGTTGTGTATCGTCTCCGTAATGAAGGTGTGGCTGTCTACACCAATCGCGTGACTCTTAGCGACGGCACTCGTACTTATGCCTACCGTATCGGTAAGCCAAGTCAGGCTTTTGTGAAGAACATGAACTCGCGCCATGTTGCTCGCGCTCGTAAGACGCTTTATCGCAACGCAATTGCTGCCTAATTCTAAGCAGTAGTTTAAAACTATAAAGTTTATATGGGGGCGCAATGCCCCCATTTTTATTTGCTTTTGCATAAGTAATACTATAGAATAGACCCATATCAAGGAGAGTTATATGACAAAAATAATTGTTACAAAACAGCTGGTTGACTGTGAAAATCTCCTAGGGCAGTTCTTAGATGAATCTCATTATGATCTTTTAATAGAAGAAGATACGGATTGTTATCTTCCTCTAAATTGTGGTATGGGATATAAAAGTGATTGTAAGACTGATGATTGTGCCAACTGTAAAAATTTTGACACCAAAGATGAAACTCGAATAGCATTTAAGTTTCGTAAGAACTTTTTTTCAAAAGAAGAACAAGAACAAGCGTATATTGGTTTAAAAGAAGCAGCGACACAATCTCAGAATCGTGGTCTTGCTGCTGGTCCTAAAGGTGAAAAATGCCTTATGCGTGACTGGGTCACTGATTACCAAATTAGTGCTCTAGATTATTTAACAGAACTGCAGTCACTAACAATGACTGATATTGAAGAAGATATTAAACGGATAGAAGAAAATAATAGAAATACTTCTTCTTCTCGAGGTCTAGTTTGGTTAGCTGATGAAGTTAAAGAACACAATTTTAACTTTGATATTTGGCTTGCCAAAACAATTAAACTTCCCCTTGATGAAATAACAGCCCAATCGAAATGGGTTGCAAACACATTTATATCAGATACAACTTATGCGAATCCTGTTAATTCAGGTATCGCTGGTTGGTTTGATCGTTATCCTCGTATCCCTTATGGTCGAGCAACTTCTTATACAGCCAACCACTTTAACAAGTTTAAATTGTCTTTTCCATTCTTAAAGAGTTTAGATGATGGCTTTCAAAAGCTGCTTCCTAAAAGATGGAAAGCCCAGCGCGAAGCTGCTAATAAAATTGATCAAGCGTTCTTGGTTCCAAGAACTGTATTCAGTACAATAACAGTAAACAAAACATTTAGAACCGCTGCTCATCGTGATGCAGGGGATTTTTCAGATGGTCTTAGTAATCTTCTTGTTCTTTCTAATGATGGTAAGTTTACTGGAGGATATTTGATTCTGCCACAAATCAGAATGGCAATTAATGTTCGCCCTGGAGATCTTCTCTTAATTAACAATCATGAATGTATACATGGAAACACTCCTATTGTATGCGAAGAAGGTTCCGAGAGAATCAGTCTTGTTTGTTATCTTCGTGAGAAGATGCTTGAACTTGGAACTAAAGAATATGAAGATGCTCGGTTTGAGTTTGTAGAGTCCCGTCGTAAGAATCCTGAGCACCCAGAACAGCGTAAACTTTGGAATGGAATTTCAAAGGCAATGTGGGAAAGTCAGGAATGGTATGACTATCTTGAAGCAAATAAAGGCAAAGAAATAGTTGCTAAATATCACCCAGAAGCGTATAATAAACAATCATCATTAGAGAGTCTATTTGGATAATTATGAAAATACTGACTGTTGTGCATGACTTTAATAATTTTGGTGGTATTGTTTCTCATACTGAACAGTTGATAGCTGGGTTTAAAGACCTCGGTCATACTGCTGAATTCATTTTCCTACGCTCTACTAAATCTGCTGGTACGATCACTCCATCTAATACAGATGGATATGACATTGGTGAAGGAACTGGAGTCCCAGTTCATCAGGGTAAAGGATGGGCTGGTAAGTATTTGTCATTCATTAATGATTCGGATATTGAAACATTCGTTAAGATTGCCAACAAGTTTGATCTTGTAGTCTGGCAATCAATCTTTGGATTTAAGTGTCAAGAAAGTGAAGGAAAAACTTCTTGGCTTAAGATGATCAAAGATGTAAAGGCAAAACAGATTGTTATTGTCCATGACGGTAATCTGAGGAAGAACTATCCTTGGATTCACCATGTGAAAGATCATATTACTGGTCTTGCTTGTGTACATCCTAGTGCACATGAACAATCAGCTTGGATGGAAATTCCAAGATCTCTTATTGTTAATCCTCAGAAAATTGTAAAGAAACAAACTAAAAAATTTACCGAAAGAACTAATACAATTCTTTCTATTCAGACTTTTAAGCGTTGGAAACGGGTTGATGATTTGGTCGCAGCTGTGCCTTATATTAATGCTGCTGGCGGCAAAGTTATTCTTGGTGGTGACGGTATTGAGAGGGCATACATGGCATCCCTTGAGAAGTGTAAGGAAGAATACTATTGTACGCCTGAACGCGATCCTGGTGGGCATCCAAGTAGATATGGTAAGCGTATCTGGGAAAATGCTTTAGATTGTGGTATGGAATATGTTGGCTTTATTTCTGAAGCCAAGCGGGATGAATATTTACAAAATGTTAAGTTTCTCTTAGATCCTTCTTGGTCTAAAACTTACGGTGAACATTTTAATCGTGTAGTTGTTGATGCGATGAAACAGGGCGTAGTTCCTATTGCTCGTAATCTTGGAATTTCAAATAATGAAGATGGGATTGGAATCTTTAAACCAAATGAAAACTATTTGATGATTCCTTGGAACGCAACTCCTAAACAGTTTGGTGAGAGAGTAAATGAGTTCCTCAACATGGATCCCGACAAGTATGATGAAATTGTACAGAACAATTGGGAGTTTATTAAACGATTTGATCGTAAGCAAATTGCATCAGAGTACATTGATTTAGCTGCTGATGCTCCATGGATTAAGATTGAGACTGGTAAATATAACACAACTCTTGATAAAACAATTGATGGTGTATGGGTTGATCATTTTGGATTTGAGCACAAATTAAATGCGTCTAGTTCTCTAGATGCGCTTTTTGGTTGACTATATAATTAGATAACCATGGTATCTTGATAATAATAACTGACTGGAGTGTTTAAAATATGAAATTAGAAATTTCTGTAGATGAATTGAAGAAAAACAAACTTTTCATTGCTACGCCAATGTATGGTGGACAATGTTTAGGTATGTACATGAAATCCTGCTTAGATCTTCAGGGTCTATGCTCCCAATACGGAATTGAGGCAAGATTCTCATTTATCTTTAATGAGTCTCTAATCACTCGCGCTCGTAATTACCTTGTTGACGAATTCCTTCGTTCAGGGTTTACTCACATGCTCTTTATTGATGCTGACATTCACTTTGATCCTCGCGATGTGATTGCTCTTATGGCAATTGATAAGGATGTTGTTGGCGGACCATATCCTAAGAAGTCAATTAAGTGGCCAAGTATTATTGAAGCTGTTAAGCGCAATATTGCTGCTCGTGCTGCTGCAATGGCAGCTGGTAAGCCACCTGAAGAAGTTCCACCAGAGATTACCTCAGGAGAACTTGAGAAGTGCGCTGGTGACTATGTGTTTAATGCTGTTGCTGGTACGGGACAATTCAACGTTGGTGAGCCATTAAAGGTAATGGAAATAGGCACTGGATTCATGATGATCAAGCGGGACGTCTTCACTAAATTTGAAGCGCAATATCCAGAATTGAAGTATAAGCCAGATCATGTCGGTCAGGCTAACTTTGATGGATCACGTTATATCCACGCATACTTTGATACTATTATTGATAGACAAAGTGCTAGACCAGAAGCTCCTGGAACTTCCGAGCGTTATCTTTCCGAAGATTATATGTTCTGTCAGTTGTGGCGTAAGATGGGCGGTGATATTTGGCTCTGTCCTTGGATGAAGACTCATCATATCGGGACTTATGCATTCACTGGAGACATGGCTGCTGTTGCCAATTATGTGGGCACCCTTTAGAAATGTTGGTCGGTCTAGTTGGGTTCATTGGTTCAGGAAAAGGGTCAGTCGCTGACATCCTAGTAGACAAACATAATTATATCAAAGAAAGTTTTGCTAATAGTGTGAAGGATGCGGTCTCAGTCATTTTCGGCTGGGATCGTAACCTTCTTGAAGGTGATACATCCGCATCCAGATACTGGAGAGAATCTCAAGATGACTTCTGGTCAAAGAAGTTTAAGAGAACATTCTCCCCAAGAATGGCATTACAAATAATGGGAACTGAAGCAGGAAGAAATTCCTTTGATCCGAATCTTTGGATTTATGCTCTTGAGCGTCGCTGTGATCCTAATAAAAATTATGTAATTGCTGATGTTCGTTTTCCTAATGAAATCAAAATGATTAAAGAGTCTGGTGGTAAAGTATATCACATTCAAAGAGGGGAACTCCCTGCGTGGTATACTGATGCTTCCTCAACTAATTCATTATATGATTGGTCAGGAGATGTTCAGCAGATGACAAATTATCCTGATGTACACTACAGCGAATGGGCTTGGTGTGGTATGCCCAATGATGGCGTAATACGCAACGATGGTACGCTGGAGGACTTACAAAGTAAAGTTAATTTGCTTTTATGATGGGTTACGTTTATAATAATGGTTCGTTTGTTATTGGAGATTGTTTATGAAATTGAGTGAAAATACATTGAATGTTTTGAAGAACTTTGCTTCTATTAATCAGGGAATTCTTGTGAAGCCAGGAAAGAGTCTTAGAACTATTTCTTCTAATAAGGCAATTCTCGCTGAGGCAAGCGTTGATGAAAATTTCCCAACAGAGTTTGGAATTTATGATTTGAATAAACTCTTGAGCATTATCAGTAGCAATAAAAATGCTCCTGAAGTTGCTTTTGAAAAGGAATTCTTGTCCTTTAGTTCGGTGGGCACGATTCGTCTTCGTTATACCGCACCAACTTTGATTCTTACTCCTCCGAATAAGAATATTAATATTCCAGATTATGACGTTTCTTTTGAACTCACTTCTGAGATTCAGAATTGGGTNTTNAGCACTGCGGCAATTCTTAAGTGCCCAAACATCGTCATCAAGAGCGATGGTGAGGGTGGTGATATTAATATCTGGGCAATGGATGTTAAGGGTGAAATCGTTGATGATGCTTCCGTTAAGGTCGCTGGAACTTCTGATGTTGCATTCCAAGCAGTCCTTAAGATTGAGAATCTAAAGATTATCCCAGGATCGTATACTGTACAGCTCTCTTCAATTGGTGTTGGCAAGTTTACAAATTCAGCTAAGAACTTGACCTACTGGATTGCATTGGAACAGGCTTCATCCAAATTCAGTAAGTGATATGCTAGTCGACTGTTTCACATTCTTTAATGAACTTGATCTACTTGAGGGCAGATTAGAATATCTGTACAATAAAGTAGATCGGTTCGTTTTAGTTGAGTCCGACAGAACGCATTCTTGTAAGAAGAAACCTCTTTACTTTCAAGAGAACAAAACAAGATATCAAAAATATCTCGACAAAATCGTTCATGTCGTATACAGAAACAGCAATACATCAACTGCTAGTGCTTGGATTCATGAGAATGCTCAGCGAGCTTCTATTATAGAAGGTCTATCCGATCTTCCTGATGATGCTTGGGTTATGATTAGTGATCTTGATGAGATTCCCAATATTCATGTAATTGATCCTGTTATAAGATGTGGATTAGCAGCGGAATATACCTTTCTACAAGATATGTTCTATTATAACTTTAAACAAAAAGATGCTAATCCTTGGTGTGGGACTATTTTGACTCAGCTTAAAAGAATCAAAACGGAAGAAACTGTAGGAGGAGCTCAATTTTTTAGAACTCTAAGAACGAAATTAAAGTATGTGGCTAACGGTGGTTGGCATTTAAGTTATTGGACAACACCTGATAATATCAAACATAAAATTGAAAGTTTCGCTCATCAAGAATACAATCAAAAAATCTATAAAGATATTGAAAATATAACTGAGAGTATTAAGAAGGGTGGAGATATCTTCAGACCAGCAAAATACAAATCAATTCCAGTTGATATCAACACCTTGCCTCCTCAGATAGTTCAAATTTTTGGAAAGTGCCAGGTCTTCGTATAATGATCATTGATGTGTTTCCTTTCTTCAATGAGTTTGATCTTCTTGAAGGTAGACTAGAATATCTTTATAATAAAATAGATCAGTTTATTATTATTGAATCTAATAAGACTTTTACTTGCAAAGATAAACCATTAAATTTTCAAGAAAATAAATCAAGATATGCTAAGTATTCTGACAAAATAACTCACCTGATTTATGACAATCAGGACACTCAGCCACCAGATGCATGGTATCATTATCATGCCCAGCTTGTTTCAAGAAAATAAATCAAGATATGCTAAGTATTCTGACAAAATAACTCACCTGATTTATGACAATCAGGACACTCAGCCACCAGATGCATGGTATCATTATCATGCCCAGCTTGATTATGCATTGACAGTTCTTAATGCGATTGAGGATAATGCATGGGTGTTGGTTGGAGATCTTGATGAAATCCCGAATCTACAAACATTATCTGGAATGAAATTTCCAGTTGAAAGTAAAGAATACACTCTACTCCAAGACATGTTTTTTTATAATCTTAATCAGAAAACCATTGGTCCTTGGAGTGGAACAGTACTGACTAGAAATTCTAATATAAAGAAAAAACGTCCTAGTCATTTTAGACAGGTCAGAACCCATCTACAATTTATTGAGAATGGTGGTTGGCATTTATCTTATTGGGGAACTCCTGAGAAGATAAGATATAAAATTGAGAATTTTTCTCATCAAGAATTTAATGATGAGAAATACAAAAGTCTTGATGCTATTAAAGACAAAATTAATACTGGCATGGACTTGTATGCAAGACCAGAAGAAAAAATGGTTAAAGTTGATAGAGGGAATTTACATCCCGATTTAGTGAAATACTTTGGTAAATATGAGGTGACTATATGATTAATCAATACACTCCGACTCAGCTTAAAGAGATTAAGGGTAAGTTTGATGAGATTTCAAACTCAATGACTCGCGTCTCTGCTGAGAAAGATCTCGTTAAGGAAATCTATGCAGATCTTAAAGACAAGTATGAAGTTCCACCTAAGATTGCTCGTAAGTTGGCTAAGACTTATCATAAGCGTAATCTCGCGGAAGTTCGTGCAGAAAATGATGACCTAGTGGAGACTTATGAGACTGTATTTGAACAGAAGTAATTCCGAAACTAATTGAGGTTATATTATGATTAATGATGAAATGATGCTGTGGTGTGAAAAATATCGACCAAAGAAAATTGAAGATTGTATTCTTCCTGAGTCTCAGAAAAAACCATTCCAAGAATATGTAAATCGCCAAGAAATTCCTAACATGATTCTTGCTGGTACGGCAGGTACAGGTAAGACTACTGTTGCTCGCGCTATGTGTGAGGAAATTGGTGCAGATTACATTCTTATAAACGGTAGCGATGAGAGCGG